GAACCCGGGGATACGGGCGGGACGGATAGCCGGACTCATGGTCTTGGCGCGCTCAACTGCGATGTCAAGCAACTCGGGCCTGAACTCATCAGCTGCGCCACTAAGAGCCTCGTCCGCGGTAGCCGACCCGGCGGAGTCACCATTGATATAGTGATCCTGACCCGAAACCTGCTGGGGATCGAGAATGCTGTTATGTCCGTAGAAAGTTGCATCCGTGACGTGTCGGGCACCTGCCAACTGGGTAAACAGGGAGTGATCCCATGCGTTACTCAGCTGGTCAGCAAGAGCGGCCTTCGCCTCATCCCTCATGTCAAAGGTCACGCGCTGACGGTCAATAACATTCTTGAACCGAACAGCGTCAACAACCTCGTCCATGGTGAACGACATGTCGTGGATTTCCAACGTCTGCTCATTGCCCTCGACAGCTTGCGAGCTCGATTTAGGAGCGTTGTCAAGCTGCATCCGCAGTCCGATTGTCTCGGTGTCGCCGGGCTTGCTGCTCAGTGTGTCTTTCCACTGAATCAGACTGTCCGAGCGCTTCCCGATCAGGCCGGTGTAGGAGATCTTTTTCAGGACCTCCGCTTCCAGACCTTCGGACCACTGCTGAGGGACCAAAGCGTGGCTGGATGAAAAACCTTGTACAGCCAAAGTTCTTTACCTCTCCACAAATATTATTAGGTCGCTAATACACTGCCATTTACGGTTGGCTCCGACACACAATTTTACGTCGAGTGAAGACGAGAACATACCATTTTTACGTCTGGTTGAACGACGAAAACACGCTCGTATTATCAGGGGCGTGGCCTGTTACCAAAACTTTTTAATCTTCCCAGTCCTACCGAGCTCCTCAAACAACTGAGGGTCAGCGTGAACTTGGGCGCGAATGTGGTCTGGTACTGTTTTGTAGAACTGCTCAATACCAACATATTCATCATTAGCACGCGCAGCCTGACTGTCCATTTGGCGCAGTCCAGCTGATGCTATTCCTCGTTTAATACGTTCAAAATCGCCGGGTCCGGTCCCAACTTCCTGAGAAGGTATCTGGGCTTCCTGCGCATTGGGTTGCCCGGCGGCTGTGCCGTCACCCTCATCGCCGGGAACAGGCGACCAGCCGTAATCCCTCGCCCAGTTGTAGATTTCTTGGGCGACGTTTCCACCCCGAACAAGCTGCTCTTGCGCCAAGAACGCCTCTTCTTCGGAGACGATTCTTTCCGCAGATGCGGCATCATGTCCTCTCCGAACATACATCTCCTTTCGCTTTCCGCGTGCAAACTCGTAGGCGTCGTCATAGTCAGGGGTTACTTCCCTGAACGAGTCTTCCTGAGTTTTTAGTGTAGTAAGAAACTGTTGACGCTGCTGCTCGAACTGCTGCCGGCGTTGCTGCTCTTCGGCAACCTGCCGCATCCTGCCTTCGCGTAGCTGCGCTTCGCGCTCATTCTGCTGCTCAATGGCGCGCAGTTTGTCTCGCATGTAGGACACATGTGGATCATTGACCACCTGCTCGCCATACTGTTCAATCTCTTTCTGCTGCTGCAATTCGAGCTTTTTGAGCTTCTCCTGCTCCGCGACGGTCGCGGTCTGCTCCATAACCATCTTGCGCAGAGCCTCGATGTTGTCGCCAGTGTTGCGAAGTTGCTCCCTAAGAGAGCCAATCTCTCCTAGGCGACCAGCAGATTCTCGCTGGATCTCTTCATAGCGAGCCTGCCAGTCAACAGCTTCCTCTTGCTGCTCAGCCGGCTGGGTACCTTCATCTGCGGTATCTTCACCTACTTCTTGGGTAGGCTCGTCCTCAGCGGACATGTCGTGCTGGATGGGATCAAGCTCTGTGGCTTGCTCGTCCTGCTCCTTCTCTCCCAGTGCAAGATGGGAAATGTGCTCTGTCAGTGTGTCAGGCAATGGTTATACTCCCTGCTCCTCGGGTGGTAATTCCTCTTCCGGTGGAGCCGCCTGTTGCATCATCATGCCCATTGGGTCCATCTGGCCCATGGCCAGCTGCGCACCCATCTCTTGCTGTGCGAGCTCGGCCTCCATGCCCTGAGCTTCGAGTTGGTCGGTTTCGACCTGATCGACGAGACCTGCCTTGGCCATGGCCTGCTGGATCTGCATGACCTGTGCCTGCAATTGTAGTTGCGTGGCCTGATTTTGCAGGTCCATGATCTCCTTGACAGCTGCCAATACTCGCTCGAACTCAGCGTTGATGTCAGGCGGGAACGGGAAGAACTTCGCCAGTTCCGGTGGTACCGTAACACCGATCTCCAACAGCTGCGGGATGAAGCTGGTCTCCATGATCTTGTTGAAGACCTCCATCTGCTTAGACTTGCTGGCTGGTGCCTCTTCGGCAATCACCTCGTATTGCTGGTGGAGCGTACCGGATTTGGCTGGGCCGATAAACTCTACCTGCTGTTCCTGACTGAGCAACCGTTGCAGCTGCTTGATGGGAACATACGCGGCAACATGGTCAAGGATAAGACGCCCTTGGATACGCTTGTAGAGGCGTAGGGAGTCGAAGGGTTGACTAATCGTAACCTGATTAGACTCCTTGACTGACTGTACCGCGCTGGCTGCGGTGCGCCTAAGGTCTCCGGGATTACCTACCCCGTACTCCTCCGACACACCGGCCGCTGCTGGAATGGAGCTTACTGAGTGGTCTAGTAGTAATGACACACCCGTGAAATTAACTGCACTTGGAATGTGCTGCCACTTGGGCCTCGGAGTCTGCATCTTTCCAGACTCAACGAAGATCATCCCCTTGGCCGATGCCCACTGCCTCTTGGCGTCGTCGGCAGAGTCAAATAGATCTTCCTCCGCGATGATAGCGCCCTTGGGATTAGCAGCCCACATATGAGCCATGTGTGAAGCGAACTTGTTAGCATACTTCTGGGGGTCGCGCATGGAGCGCATCAGCCCAAAGTAGTAGCGTCGGGAAGGCTCCGACCAGTCCTCGAATGCCGTGACGAACTGGTAGGGAAAGTAATGCATGGGCAGTACTTGCTCGTCGATAACCTCATCACCGGCATGGTAGCTGCGCTTGATCTCGGTTTGAGGAAAGTCCTCAATGAACCGCAGAGGCTCCTCTGGGGGCATCCCCATCTGCATAGCTTGCGCGTTGTACGCCATGACTTGCTGCTGCAAGTCCATAATGGCTTCCTTACCCTCGCTCTTGGGTAGGTAGATATCTTGTTGGTCTGGACCTAGGAAGGAAGGTAGAACGATTCGAGTCTGGTAGGTCTTTTCCTTGCGGACCATTTCCCAGACACGGATCTGTTTGCGCTTTAAGTCAAAATGTTTACCTGACTTGCCCTCGAAGTAAGTCGAGCGCGGGTCATCAACTTCACGGGTGAAGAGTCTGTCAATAAATCCCCGCGATGCACCGGGTTTCTCGGTACTACCCAGAAGTTTGGCCCTCTCCGCTGCTTCACGACCGAAACGTTGGATAACCTCATCTTCGTCTACCCACCTGTCCCGAATGACATATTTAGCATCAAGTAAATTTGGGTCAACACTTGCGGGGTCCCATCCGAGTTCAAAGATCGGGACTCGAAGCATCTTGATGACGCCATCGGGGTCTTCCTCGTAGTCGAGATAAAGCTCCGTACATCCAACGCCGCATACCAGACAGGACTGGAATGCAAGGGACTCGTGATGGGCAAAGTCCCCTCGGTCCCGTATCCAACGATAAACCTTGTTAGCTGCCTCGGAGTAACGTACGTCATTATCGTCGAGGTCGGAGTCCCGGGGGAGAAACTTGGGCTCGTAACGCTGCGTAATTTCCGAGCCGGCGACACTAGCGATAATCGGGCGGGTACGATCAAAGGTGAGGGCTGGGCGTCCCTCTTCTTCGAGGAGCTCCTTGTCTTCACTTTGCCACTGTTTGAGCGCCGCGAATTCAAAGTCAACTCTGGCCTCCTTCTCCCATGGATAGAGGTAGTCTATCACGTCTGAGAGAGCGTCATTGAATTCGCTGTGGGTGATTTCACTCATTATTCTGTCATCCAACTTCTCTTTTGGCTAGGATCTGGCCTTCGCATAGCGTCGAACCAAGCGTCCTGTGGCCTAGCGAATCGTGCTGGGCGGGGCCAAGGAAGGGGCAAATCTCTCTCCGTCATTCGTGATAGGGCGTCCAGTCCGTCCTTGTGCATCGCACCCGGGAACACCAGATACTCCTCGTTTATCCATCTCTCCAATACGTCGATGGTCTTTCCAGAGTCAGAATCAGAACCCCAGATGGACTGCGGTAAGTAAACCTTACCCGCAGCAAATAGTGGGATGAGGCGTTCAATACGGTCGTCCTTGGCCATCGAGCCACCGACCTCAGTAATGGGAAAGCGGAAATTCCGCTGTTCCTGAACGTATTTAATATGCTCGATATCGGCCTGCATGGAGTACTTTTCGTACCTGACATCATAAGGCTGCCATCGGGTAACAAGATCAAATAACGCTTCGGTTCTCTCATAAAGGTTTAGGGAGTCCCACACCATATCTAGGACGTAGTAGTTTCCGTCTCGTCCGAGTCCCATTGCCCACATTGCTGTACGGCTAGACTCTCTCTTCTTCGCTGCCGCTGGATCAACGAGAATAAGAACGTTGCACGTCTTGCGGATTCTCTCCGGGCTTCCCGTATATCTCTGTAACCACTCATGCTTAAACCCAAGAGTTTGGCCAGCATTCGGATCGCAAAGCATCTGCACGCCGAACGTGCCCGGTCCCATAAGCTTCTCTTCTTTAATGAGATGCTCTGCCGAGAAGAGCACCGGCTTGTCCCGCTTATGCACCAAGGAAATGGGAAGTCTGGTTTTGGGATCGACTTCTGAACGTTCTTCGTCAATTTCATAACAAGGATTGAGGCGTAAACGCACCCCGCGACTAGCCATGTGATGATAAGAATCCCCATGAGCATAAAAGGTACCAACATAGTAGCGCTTACTTCCCGGCATGCCCAAGTTAAGGGATAGCTCCCACCGCTCGTTGACCTTTTCCACCATTTCGGGGGTGTTGACCGACTGTTCATTGACTGCGTCGTCGTATATCGCGTGAAGGATTCGTGCGCCCGTAAATGATGTGTCTACCAACCCATATCCCCGTACGGTACTGTCCCTCAGATTGAGGGGGCGCTTGATCGTGAATCCCTTCTCGACCGTCCAGAGCTGAGACTCTTTCTGGGGTGAATGGTAAAACCTGTCTGGGTATAGGTTTTTTAATAGCTCGTTACTCTCCAATTCGTACTTGATCTGGGAGAGGAATGAATCCGCAATACTCTTCGTAACGCTGAAAATTCCGATTGTAATATTCGGATTTTGGATCATAGACAAGATACTGAAACCGAATGTCTTGATCGTAGATTTGCAATGGTACCGAGACCAGATGTCTAGGACGCCATCTCCATCGAACTGCACTTCCCTGCATCTGTCTAGCAGCCATTGCTTTTCCCAAAATGACTTGGTGGGGTCCTCAGGATCTTTCCATTGTCGCGTACTCAGGATGTATCTGAGGAGGAAGTAAAGATCATTCTTCCCCAACAACCTAAGAAGATGAGCTCTGGCATCGTCGCCAAGCTGGCTCATCCTAGCTTCGAGTTCGTCGTAGTCAGCTAGGGTTTGAGGAAGCTTCAAGTAGGATGACCTCTGGTTCCGGCTCCTTCGGAGCCTCGGATGGAAACATCTTCTCCAACTCGCGCAACGCGGCCTCCTCGCCCTTCTGAGAGAACCAGACTTGCTGAATGGTTGTAGAGCCTTCCAGCTTGCCATACTTCTCTTTTACCAAGTTACTCAATACAAAACGCGCAGTTGGCATGTCATGCTCTGCTTTGCGAAGAGTGTTGTCCTCAATCTTCCAAAGCCTCTTTTGCTCCTCATCCGAAAATAACTTCGCAAACTCTGCGTCGTAGTCTTCATGGTCTGGATTCAGTGCCTTTTCGATCTCGACTGCTCGCCGGCCGGCCGACATCAAGGCCTGATTACGATCCCCGGAGCGCCTGTACACTCCGAGGAATCGTAACTTCCAGTTCTCCTCAACCCCGAGCTCTTCCTTGGAAGAGCGATTGAGTATGCGCGTCGCATGTAGCGGGTCGGCAAGAATACGCTCGACATCTGCCTTGAACTCTGGGTCCTGCTTACGCCAGTTGTAATAGGAACTATGCCCAATATCCAAGATGTCACAGGCTTCACGTATCCCATAGCCTTGTGCAAGGCGCTCAATAATCTCCTTCTTCAAGAGAGCCTTGTCTTTACCCGACTTATACCTGCGACCCATAACTACTTCGCGCTCTGTTTGCGCTCGCTCGATTTGGGTCGGCCATCACCGATGCCAGCGAAGGGAGTGTTTGAGGCCTTGGACTTATTGACCTTAGCACTCGGAGCCTTCTTAGCACCGCTGATACCCTTGGAGCCCTTTGCTTTCTTGTACATAGTATCTCCTAGGTATTATTGTTTACCGCATGAATGGACTACGCATGGGCATCTGGGGCGGTTGTCCGCCGCCCATCTGGGGCGGTTGCCCACCCTTGCCACCCATCTGTCCACCCTTGCTTCCCAGCGATCCGCCCGGCACACCCGGACGACCAACCTGCTGCATTCCCCCGCCACCCGCAAATGGGTTCGGCCTTGGGCCACCCATAAAACCACCCATACCGGCCATTTGGCCGGCGGCCGGCTGTGTCCGCATTGGCATCTCCTGCGCCTGCCTTGGGCCACCCATAAAACCACCCATACCGGCCATTTGGCTTACGCCCGGCTGTGTCCGCATTGGCATCTGCTGCCCCGTCCTCGGACCACCGCCCATGCGACCAGCCATCCCTCCCTGTTTGGGCTGGGCCTGCATCGGACCACCGCCCATGCGACCAGCCATCCCTCCCTGTTTGGGCTGGGCCTTTGGGGCATTGTTGCCAGTCCCGCCGCGAGCTGCCTTTCTCGCCTTCCTGTCCTTGACCGGAGTTCCACCCGCCGCTCTGGCAGCCTGATTAGAGGCTACCCTCTTCGACCGTCGAGCCTGCTTATCGGCTGCGTTTCTCATTGAATTGTTCCTCCACTAATTTCACCATCAACCTTAATAAATACGTCGGGGTCAGGTGCTTCCGCACCTACATCTATTTGCCACACCGAAAGACCAATGGACGACCCACTGGAATATGGAGGTTGGCTGCCAGAGTACTCGTCTGCGTGACTAAAAATAATCGCATTCTGTGGTGGGTAGTAA